ATGCATATTCATATTGTAATATATTTTTATAAACTCGGATATACCTACCGCATTTTCCAGAAGTGTCCAATTTCGAGTAGGATGACGGTTTATAAAATTTGCACTGATGACAAAGAGGCGGTGTTTCCTGTGGAATTGATGCTATCGGTACTATCGGTGGCTTTGTAGAAGAAATAAATTTATTTGTCAATAATAAACAAAACAAACAAAACAAAATAATATTATTCATATTTAGTTTCAAAATAAATCAACAACAACAACAAATACTACTACTACTAGCAATATGATTAATAATATATAACGTATTTTTATATATTAATATTTTTATATTAAACGACTCAAAACCTAACCGCCAAAACCCCAATCCAAAACCCCAACCCAAAAACCAAAAAAATTTATGTAAATAAGAAAACCAACATAAACTAAAAAAAATTGATTTAATTTCTCATCTCTGAGAGAAGAATCAGTTATTAAGCAATTACCAATTACCAATTATCAGTTATCATTTACCAGTTATCAGTTATCAGTTATCAGTTATCAGTTATCAGTTTTAATTTTAACCAATCAACCTCAACCATGACAACCAAAAGTGTAACAAAACAACTTTTCATCAATAGATTACAATCAACCGAAGATTTACAATCATTGATCAAAGACTTTTGTTTCTACGACACTAAATCATGGGAAACCATTCAATTTATAAAATCCAAAAAAAATAGAATCAATCATTTATTAAAAAACGCATCTATTTCAAGAGCAAATGCAGAAGACGGCTTCTTCTTAGATGGACCAGACACGGATGAACATTGGGTATTTTATGTATATGATCATGAAGATGGAGAGAATCCACAATTCCAAGCAATGAATTGTTCTTTATGTGGTAATTATCTAATGACTCATGTGGATATTCCAGAAAAAATGCAATGCAACTGTGAATTTCACGACCACGACGAACCAGACGACCACGACGAAGACGACGACCACGACGAACCAGACGACTACGACTCATCAGATGACCACAGTTTTGACGACTAAATAAAGATATACCCCATAAATAACTTAATTTATTATGCAATTTTATGTAACTAACTAACGTAAACCTTTTTTTATTGTCATTGTCATTGTCATTGTTATTGTTATTATTATTATTCATCATTATCCTAGTTTTTTATTTTTGTAAGGTTTTATGTTTTTCATAGTCTCTATAGCTTTTACGTGCATCATACTCAAATTCAAGAAGGCACCATTCTCCGCAAAATATATATTTACGCCAAAATATATATGTTGAATATTGTTCGTGTGCGTCATGAAAGCAATGATTGCATTTTTTATCTTCCTCAATACGCAACATCCAATAGCGTTCTAATTCATCCATTACTAATCGCATTAATGGTCGATGTTCTACATTAAACTCGCGTATCAAATTTTGTAAATGTTCCGGTAATAAAAGTAAATTCATTTGTTATATTTGTTGCATTAAATATAAAAATTATATGAAACAACTATTCAATTTTTTTTTATAATATTTTCTCTCTTTCGTTGTAAACGTTCTTTTTTTTGTGAAAAAGTAATTGTAAAAACTATTCATTAATTTCATATACGTTTGTTATATAATCTTGTTCACAAAACCAACCTTCATCTGTCTCGGCTGTAATTAAATATTTTTTATCATTAATTTCAATTACACTTGTTGGGTCACATATATTTTTTGAATTATAAGGTTGTTCAATATCGAAATGGCTTATTCTTGGTAATTTATCATTGTCAAAATAAACAACCCATTTAAATATATCGTGTTTTAAAATGCCATGTTGTATATGTGTTCTATGACCAAAACCATAATATTCATTCTCATTTATTTTATATCCAGGCGATCCACCTCTATATTCATAATTATAATTAATTTCATCATCATCAACGTCTATTTTTGTAATATTGCCAGTTTCTACATCAAAAGTATATAATATAAATGGTTTTATATAATGTATAAAATATAAAATATTGTTATGATTTATGAAAGAAATATTTTTACCTGAAATATTAATTTTTGTATATATTAAATTTTCATAGTCAATTAAAAACATATCGTTTAAATAATTATCTAAAACATATATTTTATTATTATATTCAAAACATCTTGGGTCTTCACCTTTAAAAGTAATATCATTGTCTTCAATTATATCAAAATTTGTATCTAATGTTATTTTTTTTATAACTCTTTCGCATCCATAATGTCTTCTTCCAAAAGCAATAATTTCATTATTATACTTTATTAATGAATAAAAAATAGAGTTTTTTGTTGTATTAATTCTTTTTATATATGAAAATTTCATGTAAATATATAAAATATAATTATGGACGCTTTAAATATTTTCTCTAAAATACAAGTTAAAAAAAGACACTATGCATCTTTTTTATTTACATACATACAAATACAAATACAAATACACCTAAAATATTTCGCTAATCATCGCCCTCTTCGAATTTTGAATGTTTGAAATGTGGCGCTCAACAGACAATGTTCTTTTTTCATCATCAAAACCATCCATTTCAAAACGAAATACACTTACCTGCTTCTTCTGTCCGAACCTATAACACCTGGCAATAGCCTGATCTTCAATCGACGGATTCCAATGCGGACTAACAAAATATACCTCTGAGTAATTTTCCTGCAAATTAAGCCCTTCAGACCCAGAATTAATTTGAATAATCAAAACATCAAAACGCTCATTAAGTAATTCCTGACGCGCATTTTTTTTAACACGTGAGTCGATCTTACCAATTTTAACCCCTCTAGTCCCAGACACACCATCATCCAAGACCAACACTCCCAACAACCCCAACCTCTTTTCAATAATGTCCATTTCTTCATGAAAATCACAAAAGACAATCTTACCATTTCCGTTACCGATTCTCTCTCCAATCAAATCAACAACACTATTTATTTTACTAGAATTAAACATCTCACCCTCCCCCGCGGATTTCAGCAAAAGGTTCGATGAAATACATGATTGTTTTGCGCGTATCAATAAAATCATAGCCATAATTTTATCTGGATTCGATATGAATTTGTATTTTTGGTCGAAAATATCAACATCAGAATCACCAGAAACACCAGAAAACGCCAACAAACCATGAATTTTTTGCGATATTGCTTTATCCTCACCCTGTCCCTCCCCCCAAGAAACAGTCTTAGACAAATTTTCAATACCGGAAAGTGTAATACCTACATCACTCTTACTCCTTTTCAATACAAACTTCCTTCTAATAAAATCAATATTGTCCTTAATAAAACTAGCAGGGATTCCCATCAACAAACACAAACTATAAAAATCTTTCACGTTGTTTTGGATAGGTGTTCCCGTAACAAACCAACGGATACCCGCCTTCAACTTCAACGCACCAACAAACAGCAACGTATTTTTATTACGTAAGTGATGAGCCTCGTCAAAGATAATACGATTCCAACGGACCTTATGCAAATCATTTTCAATAATCACTTTGTTTTTTTTAGTACTTTCCGTTTTGTCAAGCTTACCGCATATAGCTCCATATGTAGTAAGAACAATAGCAGATTTGTTCAAGACGTCCAATCCGCACTTTTTCTTATTAGCACCGTGATAGATAATAGCTTTATGACCAGTGGTTTTATAGATTTGCATCCACCATTGATCTAACAGGGCAAAAGGTAATACAATCAATGTTTTTGGCATCATGTTAGATAAACAAATACCTAACATCATGATAGTTTTTCCTAAGCCCATTTCATCAGCAACAATACCACCACGGATGAATTTTCGACCATCCACCCCCGCTCCCGCATCCAACATAACACCCATTTCTTTCTCAACACACCAAGTAACACCTTCCAATTGATAATCCTTTTTCTCTAGTTTTGCATTATCGAGATACGAATAAAACGATTCTTTTACGGTCTCGTTATCGAATCTCATGATGACTATAGCTATAGAAACAATCAAACAATCAAACAATCAAACAATCAAACAATCAAACAATCAAACAAAGAAATTTAAAAACTGAAATTTATATAGTAATTACTATGCTAGAAACTGAAAAAATTTAGTTCAATTTTTCTTTAATTGTTGCTACTAATTGGTATTACTTAAATTTTTTTGACAAGCTCGTACAACAAAGACCCATTCCATATAGACACCACCACTCAACCCTACTCAACCCCATCCAACCCCATCCAACCACACACACCCATATCAAAATGTAATATTTTTTAAGTAATACCAATTAGTAGCAACAATTAAAAAAAATTGATTTCAATTTTAATTTACCAAAAAAATAGTATCTTAATTAAAATATTTGTATCAGTATCAGTTATTCAAACCCATCTACAGCAACTTCAAAATGACATCATTTTATCCAGATCTATTTGTTCGTAATCTAGAACACGAATTTGATTTTTGTGTAACAAAAACACCAACATCAGAAGAAACATCATGTCCAATTTGTATGGAAGATATTACAGACAAAAACAAAACAACAACCGCATGTGGACACGTATTTCATTCATCATGTATTTTTAAAAACATGATGTTACGAACAAGTTGTCCAATGTGCAGAGAAGATTTGATATGTAAATCCATACCCTCATCCAACACCAACGCAAACACTAACACTAACATCAACATTAATATAAATTATAATCTATCACAAAATAATAGTCAATTGATGGAAAGTCAGTTAATAGGAAATCAATTAATGGGAAGTCAATTAATGGATATTGATGATGACATTATTAATGCAATGTTATCTCAGGAACTTCTTTCTCAGGAATTATATTATGATGAACCTTCCATAAACAACAATAATGAAAATGAAACTGTAAATGCATCAGACTCAGACTCAGACGACAACGATTCAGAGTACGCGGACTCCATCAGCGATTTACATCAAGAATTAGATAACAATTCGTCCAGGGGACTTCCAACCCTTGCTGATCCTGATGATGTAGACTATGAAAATGATGATTTTGAACGTTTCGAAACAGATCTAACTTTATCAGAAGTAACAAACAAAATGATTGAACTAGGATATACACAAGAAGACATGTTTTACTATATGACATGGCGTGTTAATCCATTCCATTTTAACATGCAATATATAAATAAATACAACGATGAATTTTACAATACAATGACAGAAACAATGTATAGGATTTTCAGCAAAGAAATTCCAATTACTTCAAATTCAGAAGTAGAAGATAACTCACCATCGATGACCATTGATGAATTAAATTAAACAAAAACAACCATAAACAACCATAAACAACTATAAACATTTTATAATTATGTAATTTTAACTAAATACCCCACTTTTTTTAATCAACCTGCAAACGAGCAAACTCAGTCCAATCAAACGTAACTAGCATCAATATCCCATAAATAAAAAATAAAATTTTAACTTTTTTATTATCTAAATATTTATTGTCATGATACGGATTAAATAGATAAATCAACAATATAGAGACGGATACAATGAATATATTTTCCGTCAAATTTTTACAATACAAAACTTTTTTCTCTAATTTACCACTGTTACCACTACTACCACCAGATTTCTTTTTAAGATAAAAATTCCACACAGCAAAAAAGAAAAATAAACATTTCACCAAAATAATTAAATAAATAAAGTAAGTAAACAATGTTGTATTTAATGACATTTTATTATAATATCCGTTTTTTTTCATTATATATATATATGTTTATAAATATATAATGATTTGTAAAAATCATTCTTCATAACTCCACCAAATATAAATCGCTTCATGGGAGTTTCGATCTCCCGACCTTGAGGTTAACAGCCTCACGCTCTACCAACTGAGCTAACGAAGCACATAAAATCTTCACTGGTATAAATGTTTGAATTGTTATTCCAAATAAATTTTATATAGTAATCTGTATTATATGTATTTTTACGGTTATGCATATACATATATATGGTTAACCCGGTCTTTGAAACTTCTTAATGCATTCCCAAATTTTGGAAGCCTCGTCAATAGTGTATGCACCTCTTTTTTGTGCTAATCCTAAAAAGGATACCATTAAATTCAGCGCAGTGATTTCATCGACAACAGGAATTTCAGTCAAACGAATTTCCTTTTCTTTAAGAAGTGGTGATGTAGATGTAGATGTAGATGATGTAGATGATGATGATTCAGTTACAGGTTCAGATTGTGATTCTGATTCTGCCACAACTGATCCAGTAGCATCTTGACTAACAACTACAGGTACTTCTTGAGGAACAGATTTGGTTTTTTTAGTAGTTTTTGTTACCTTTTTAACCTTTTGTGTAGCTTCCATTTTTATATTTTATATTTATATAATACTATAATCTCTTTATTTTAAGTAGTTTATTGATTAATAATTTTAGTTTTAAAAATATTAATAAAAAGACAAATACATAATGGAGAACTCCAACTCCCTTTCTATAAATATAAACGAATCAGGCAGAGATACAAATGAAAAACACCTGGATACAGATATTACTGAATATACAATGGATAAAAAATTAGATATCATCGAAACCGATGAAATGCAAAGAATTAAATATATATTACAAAGATTAAGACGCAATTGCGTTTATTTTAGTATTTATCACAATCGACGATATCATTTTTATAAAAATTTATTATTTTGTATATTCCGTATTCCGCTTATCATATTTAGTGGACTCAATTCTTTTTTTGCTGTGGGACTTCAAAACTATTTACAACAAAGTGAAATATCGCTTTTAAATGCACTTTTGTCTCTTTTTTGTGGCGTACTTACAAGTGTGGAAATACTGCTTCGTTTGAAAGAGAGAAGCGAAGTCGAAATGAATACTCATAAAAATTTTTATGAATTGTCTATTATTATTTTTAAATATTTAAAAATGCATCCAGATAAACGAACCCCATCCGAGACAGAGTTTTTAGAATCTGTATATGATAAATATACTACCTATATAAAAGAAGCGAATACATTCAATGTTTATCGACGCAACTTTTTGGATCAACTGGAATATATAACCAATGATGAAAAAGAAAAATTAGAAAATCATGTAAATATTTTTTCTGATAAATCCAGAAAAAGTGCGTTTCTAAGTTCTTGTTGTTATTAGAAAAGAAAAGGTGGAATTTTGACATAATTTTTTATTCACATCAATATATAGATAGACATACAGACATACATACATACATACAATGCCGTTTATTCGTAGTTATAATGGAGCTATGCAAATATTATCAGAAATAGGTACAGGTACATGTAAAAGTACATGCAAATCATCATGGATACGAAATCTAAAATACGCATTAAAAACAAAAACAAATCCTTTAGGATTAACTGAAAAACAACGTAAAAATTTAACAGAAAAAATCAAAAGTGTTTCGGGAAGAAATGCAATAAATGAACATAGTAAAACACTAAAAAAATATAAAGATAGAAAATCACCACCTTATCCAGCAAATGAAAACTGTAATAAAAAAATGAAAGGAAATGATGGAAACATGTATATATCTAAACCAAATAAAAACAATGTATGTTCATGGAAAAAAGTATAAACAAAACAAATAAAAATAAAAATAAAAAAAATTGATTTATATTTAAACATATCCTTATGATTAAATATAAAATACTAGGAAATAATCACAACCACTAACATAATCAATATCTAAAGCTAACACTAGTCCAACAAAAACAACAACACCAACAACACCAACAACAACAACAAAACCACCAACTATATTCATAGAATGTCATCACAACCATCATCACCAAAATATGTGAATCCACACCATTGCATATTAGAAAGTGCAATATTAGAATTTCATACAAAGACCGATAAAATTCCTCAAGATCTTCTATGTAATATGGATACCGATCCTAACACATCATTTGGCTGTTTAGAAATTCACGTAGGCGAAACAACCATAAACATTGATCCAGTGTTTTTCCTGTTTTCAATTGATGAATCCGGGTCAATGAGCGAGATGTGTAAAGACGGAAAAACAAAAATGGAACATATTCATTTTACAATGAATCAAATGTTACTCTATTTTGCAGAAAATCCCGAAGCAATTATTTATGTTCATGTAAATGCATTTGATGATAAGGTAAGAACAGTTATTGAAACAACACAAGTAACCAGTCAAAATGTAGTCGAGATAATTGAAAAAATAAAGAAAATTCGTCCTCAAGGCTCAACCAATTTTGATTCCGCATTGAAATCCGCAAATCAAATTATGCAAAATCACGCAAAAACAATTGAAGAGACATGCGAAATACCACACAGAATTGTTCATATATTTCTGACAGATGGAAATCCAACTGTAGGTGATTGTTCAGAATCAAGTTTAACCTCATTAGTAGATGACACATTCTCGAATGTATTTATTGCATTCGGGTTAGATCATAATGCAATTCTAATGAATAAATTTGGAAATGTAGGAAAAAATACTACCA